GACGATTGCCCCGCCACATTTTGCACTATCGGCACGGGGCCGAACATGTCAGATGCTCCGACAAGTTGCCGTATTCGTTTTTAGCATCCGCAGCCGTTGCAGCCGCCGCAATTCCCGTACTGATACGGCGCCGGAACCTGGAAAGCCGGAACAGGGCGGGGGTTGTAATAGGCGAGCTGCCCACTCATATAGGCTTTCAGCGTTTCATTCTGCGCCGCCTGACTTGCGGCAAGCTGAGCGGCGAAAAGCTGCTGGTTCTGCTCGGCAATCTTGGCGTCCTTAGCTTCGATGCGCTGTGCGGTCATCGCGTCAAGAATCGCTCTTGCGTTGGCATTCTGGTTGTCGATGATGTCTCGTGTGCCAGTGTTGATGCTCTGCCGGGTCTCACATGCCTGTGTCGCCATATTGTAATTTACGCCCTGAATCGCCTCGCGGGTCTCGCAGCAGCAGTTGGCCTGCTGCATCTGCATGGCAAAGAGCTGCTGCATAAATGCGGCCTGCTGGTTTGCACGGCTGATTTCTGCCGACATAAAGCCGTTGCTCATGCCCTGCTGTACGCCGTTGATAAGCTGCGCCTGCTGATAAAATCCATCGCACAAGCCATTGTTCACGTTGTCAATTTTGCGCTCAATGTTGGCAAAATCCGACGTAAGAACGTAACCGTCAACCACCCCAGCGCCGTTGCCAGCACCAAAACCGCCATTGCCACCCCAGTTGCCGCCCCAGCCGCAGAAAACAAAGAGGAAGAGAATAATAATATACAACAAACCATCGCCGCCGAAGCCCCAGCCGTTGCCATTGCCCGTATTTGCGGGCTGAACAGGCATTGTCATAACAGTGCCGTCCGAAGAAAGACTCATGTTTAACTCCTTTCAAAAGTTGAATGTATTGTTCACCGTGCGCACGGTTTGAACCTATTTTAAAAAGCTCTGAAACTGCTGCGCCATCGCTTGCAGCTGGTTTAGCTGCTGCTGGCTCATTTTGCCAGATTGCAGCAGTTTTTGAACTTCTTGCTTCGGGTCGCCTTGAAAATTTTGTCGGAACTGCTGAAACTGCTGCATCATTTGCTGAAATTGTCCCATTGCGCCCGGCATTTTGCCGCCGCCAAGAGCGTTAAACAGAGGGTTGCTCATTGTCTGCCTCCTTTTTCTTGCGCGTCAAAGGTTTATCCGCCGCCAGCGCGTCAAAGCGGGCTGTCAACGCGTTGAACTCTTTCCGTGTGACATATTCCTCTTTAGGTTTTTGCGTTGTCTGTGCGGGCTGTTTCTGGCTTGCCGTGCGTTCCGAGTAGTCAAAAACGCGCAATGGCTGCGGCATACCGCTGGCGTCGGTGGACTTAATGTAAAATGTACTGTTTTCGCTGTCCATCAGCAGTACGCTGTTCCCTGCCGCCACCATATACGCTTTGGCTCCTTCTTCACCCTGCACCCAGATAATAGGCGAGCTTTGCTGTGCCGGTTGCTGCTGCGGATATGCCGCTTGCCGGAGCTGTGTAAGCTGATCGGGCATGGCCGAAGGCATCTGCTGCCCCATTGGATAATAGTTCGGCATATAGCCGGGCTGATACGGTACGCCAAACGCCATAGTCAATCATCCTTTCTGCCAGTAGTACAGCGGTACTTCATCGCCGCTATCCCATGTATCCAGCCAATCGCCATTTTGCACGCACACAACATGCGTAGCCATTGCCAAAATATACGTTCCGTCCGAGTGGTCTTTTGCAAACTGCGCCACTGTGTAACAATCCGGGCAGCTGTTTGGCAACGTGTAGCGCTTCCACCCACATCGCCGCAGATAACTGCCCCAGACATAGTTTGCAGACGGCATATCATGCAGTTCAAATCCTGCCAACACAAGCGCCGCATATACAGTCGACCACTCTTGATGCGTTGCGGCTGCAATGGCTCTGACTGTACAATCTCCAACGCGCTTTTGTTCCGGGTTTAGGTTGATTTGCTTGTATGCCATCCGAACCGCTCCTTTTATATAAATTGTACACAAAAAGACGGCACACTGTGGGCCACCGAAGTGCCAACATTGTGCCGTCTTTGGGACAAAATAAAAAAGGCGCGGCCACAAAAGCAGCCGCGCCCTTTAAATCAGCCTATTTTGTTTTTGATGCTGTGTACGCGCCGTTTTACCGTGCGCTCGCTGCAATTCAGTTCTGCCGCAATATCAGCATTGCGCCAGCCGCGCCGCCGAAGCTGCAAAACATCCGTTTCTTCATCGGTCAGCAAACCGCCGACAAAATCAAACTTTGGCATGATTACTCATCCTTCTTGTTCTTGCTTTCGGTCTGTGTTCCAAAATAAAAGGCCACGACCATTGTCACAATGGTCATGACCGTGTCAGCCTGCAGTGCCCCTCGCAAGGCCATTGTAGCAAACACCGCAACCACCACAAGCGTTACAATGGTTTTTACCTTGATAAGCGCTGCCAGATTTTTCAAAAAATCGCCCATAGATATGCACCTTCTTTCAGCCAATCAGATGCTTTTGCAAATCTTTCTTTGCTTTCTGCATCTGGTCAATGTTGTTTCCATCCAGATTGTGGTCAAGCAGGGCAAGCAGCGCCTGCATGGTCACGCGCTGCCCCTCGTCCATGCGGTCAAGCCGCTGTTTGTCGTTTCTCAAGAATCCCTCCATGGCGTTCACCCGCTCTTCAAGCTGTGTAATGCGTTTGTCCTGGTCGGCTTTTGGCTTTTTTACGGCAGTGATTACTTTGCTGATAGCCACGCCCCCGGCATACAGTCCGGCAGCAGCGCCCGCCGCGTAAATCAAAAACGCCCAGGCTTCCGCAAGTGTAAACGAAAATACATGTTGCATCGGCATCACACCTCCGCCCATTCAGATTTGTACAGCCCGGCATCCGTCAGGCCGCGGCTCTGGCACACGGCAAAGACGGCGTCTGCATCGCCCTGCGATACCGGCCCTATCGTGATGACCTGCAGCTTGCCGGTGCCATTCTGGGCCGTCTGCGCGCCGCTGGCGGCCTGCTCGGGCTGCTGTACAGCGTGCTCGCCGGGGCGGTATGTAAACACCTGCCCGCTCGCCGTGGTAAAGTCGCCGTCCAGCCACACAAGCGGGTTGGTGCGCTTGCCGTTCAGGATGACCTCAAAATGCAGGTGCGCCCCAAACACATTGCCGGTCACGCCGCTGAAGCCGATGAGATCGCCCTCTTTGACCTGCTGGCCGTACTTGACGCAATAGCTGCTCAGGTGCGCGTACCGCGTCTGCAGCGCACCGCCCTTGTAGGGCGCGTGTCTGATACGCACCATGTTGCCATAGCTCTGCATACCCGTCCGCGTGTGTCCGTCCCAGTCCTGCACCTGATCCACGGTGCCGTCCTCGGCGGCATAGACCGGGCGGATATACATGTTGTCGATCTGGGTGCGCAGGTCGATGGCCTGATGCAGGCTGCCGTCGTTGTAGTACCACCCCTGCGTGATGATGTGCTGGGCCAGAGGCCAGCGCAGCAGCACTTCACCGTTTGAAAGTCTCATGGTTTGTTGTCCTTTCTATTTGATAGTTAGCTTAAGCCCCATTTTTAACTAACTGTTTCGGCATCCTCGGTAGGCTCGTCTGTTTTGCTGTCCTCGGCATCCAGCGCATCATAATACGCCTGTGCCAGGGCTTCCACCTCGGCAATGTCCTCTTCAGTCAGCAGGCCACTGTCCAAATGGGTGTACGCCTTGTCCAACCAGTATGCCACATCACGTCCGGCGGTGATTTCCCGCTTGATGCTGCGCAAGGTCAGGTCGTGCCGTGCTTTACTTTTGATAGCCATAATGTATATCTCCTTCAAGTGGTAGTCATGGACGCAATGGCGTCCTCAAGATTTTTGACGACGAGATTTACATCCCGCTGGTAGTCCAGCTTGATGCCAGCGCCATCGCTGGCCTGCACCACGGTGTCGGGCGCGTAGGTAGTCAGCGCTTTGTAGGCGGCAATCTCGGCAGGGGTGAGCGGGGTTTCGATGGGGGTGGTGAGAATTGCATTTTGCTCAGCCAACGTTTTTGTGCTGTCGAAAGCCGCTTTATCAACCCTCTGCACCTTCACCCCTCTTTCCAAGTCCACCTCGTCGCACACCCACTGCTGGCCCTGCGGGTCAGTGTAGTTGCCGCCAGAGGCGACAGGGATGCCGGGTAAGCTGTTGGGCGTGGGCAGGGTGAGGAGCTGTTCACGGTAGGGGGAGTAGGCGGTGGCTTTTGTTCCAATTTCTAGCTGGATTTTTGCGTCATTTAGTTTAATTAGTATTGTCGGCAAATAATCATTAGCTATATATATAACATGCCATCCACTTTGCAACTTTGCTGTATATGTACCACCTTTTTCCGATACGAGTTGTGCTTTCTGTGTATATGTTTGTGTTTTTATATCAAAATCTCCAACAAAGCAGTTCATGCCTATATCGGCATTTCCAGATGCAGTAACACTGCTCTGCGCCGGAACGTAAAATAGATACCCATATCTCTCGCCACCAGTTGGCTTATTGATCTTTGATATATTGGCATTCGTAATCACTGGAAACAGATTCTTCCCCGTCACCTTCACCGCCACGCTCCCGTCATCCCCTGCACTTACAATTGGCACAGGGTTATCGGGGCTTGGGGTTCCGTCCTGCGTGCTCTTGCCGTACACGATCAGGCCGCACAGCGGGGCAGAATATGCGTCATTGCAGCTTACCGGGTTGCCTGTCTCACTGCCAACAAGCACATTCTGGCGCTTCTTCAGCGCAGCAGTATCTTCCTTTAGCTGACTAACCGCCTCCTTATTTTCGGAAATTTGTGCCATAGAATCCTTGATGTCCTTGGCTGTGTTGCCAGCATCTGCCGCGCTCTTTGCAGCTGCATCTTCACTGGTCTTGGCAGCGATCGCACTGTTTGCGGCAGCAGCCTTGCTGGCCGCAGCATCTTTCTGTGCAGCTACAGCAGCCGCCTGGGCATCTTGCGCACTCTTGGCCGCCGTTTGCGCCGCCTCCTGCGCCTTTACGGCCTCCGCCTTGGCAGCCGCCGCAGCAGTCTGGGCGTCCTGGGCAGCCTTGGCCGCGGCCTCGGCAGCTGCCTTGCTTGCCGCTGCGTCGCTGGCGATCTGGCCTGCATCATTGGCGGCAGCTATGGCCGTGGCCGCTGCCTGCTGTGCCGCCGTGGCATTCTCTCCGGCGAGGCCGGCCGCATTGTTGGCCGCTGCCTTGGAATTCTCCGCCGCCTGGGCAGCCCGCGCAGCCTCCGCCGCCAGCGTATCCGCTGCGCTCTTACTGGCCGCCGCGGCAGCAGCCGCATTTTCCGCCGCCTGCTGCGCGGCAATCGCTTCATCCCGGGCCGACTCTGCCGCTTCTTGGGCAGCCCGCGCGGCCTCTGCATACGGCCCGGCCTTGGCAGCCTCCGCCGCAGCTTTATCCGCCGCCTGCTGTGCCTTTTCGGCATCGGCCTGGGCCTTGTTCGCGTTGGCTTTAGCAGCCGCCGCATCCCCCGCTGCCGCCTCTGCGTCCGCCTTGGCCTGCAAGGCAGCTTCCAACACCTGCGCCGCCAGCTCGGGCGTCGGCTCTGCATCCGCGCCGCCGTATACGCCCGCTTGCTCAAGGATAAGATACTCCACGTTACAGCTCGCCCGCTGCACGCCGGAGGCCAGCCCGGCCAGCACAAGCACGCCATCCTTGGCCTCCTTCGTCACCTCGGGCGGCACGTCCATGGCATCCCCATCCAGCAGGGCCACGCGCAGCGGCTCTTCCCGCCCGGGGATGTGCCACGTTGCAGTGAGATTTAGACCATCCCACCCGGCCCCGCGCTCAATCTTGATACTCTCCGTGCCAAAGCTGGAATTAGTCCCCAGCACCAGCTTTCGCGGAATTGGGGTGTAGTTGTCCATCCTTAAAGTATGTACCATGCTCTACCTCCTTAGGCGTTGATTATGATCGGCTCCCTCATGGTTTCATTTCTCATGCTGATTTCATGAATAATAGTTTCGGAAATTATTTCACGCTCCTTTCTTAGTAGATCATATACACCTTAAACAAGACATTAGATATAAAAGCGCCAGCTTGTCCATAAGACTGCGCACCGACAGTCAACATGCCGGTATTAGCATTGTAAGAAACATAGTCAGCGAGGGCTCCGCTTCCGGAGGTAGCAACATCGGTGCTGTTCCCGCTCCAAGCATAAGGGACGGTATAAAAATTACTGCGGCTCAGCTTGTCATAAATGCTCCCATAGTGTGACTTCACATCGTATGTGAAGTTTGTGAAAGCGGCGGTTTGCTGGCCCAGATAAACAGTTTTGTAGCTGCGTTTTGCAGTTACACTCCCGCTGCCGTTGTGATACCCAATAGGGATTATGTAAGAATCGCCCGGGTAGATAGCTTCGCTTACTGCGCCCCTGTTCGGCATTTTTCCTTCTTTGATGGTTTTACCGCCTGCGTAGAACTTATTCCCTGCCAGCACATTGTCCTCTGTGGCGGTGGCCTGTGCCAGCTTCGCATTGGATAATCCACCGCCGCCGTTAAAATCCAGCCGCGTGCCATCATATACAAACGTGATCCACCGCCCAGCAACAACGCTGTCACCGTCCGCCGCGTCCGCCCCGCAATACGCAGGCACGGCCACACCGTTGACTGTCCATGTGTCGCCCGCACTCCACGCGGCGGGGACTTTAAACCGCCCCACCGCGCCGGTGCCCTTCAGTGCGTAGACTTTGCCGGACTTCGTACAGCTGTACAGCTGCACCGCCGCATCAAGGCCCAGGCCCTCCGGGTCATACTCGCCCTTGGTCATCACGGCAGTGCCCGCGTGCAGTTTGGAAAGCTCGGTCTTTACCTTTTCTAGTAATGCGGAAAACTGCGCCTGCATGGTGGTAGTATCAACGCTAACCCAGTCCGTAACAAGCCCACACACATCGGGGTCAAGCCGTTCGTCCGTGATGCTGTCCGCAGAAATGCTGCTTACCGCCGCTGCAACGTTAATACGCGCAAGAGAAATTTGCCGTTTTAAAGTGTTGTTTGTAAGTTCCGGGGCGGTAGGTGCATTATTCGGCGATCCTTTTAGCACTTCAATACGCGGCTTTTCCGCATAATCCACCGTGTCCCAGCTAACAACAATCCTGTCAATACGTGGCAGGATGGCATCTGGCAGCGGGATTGTCAGCTGCAACTCGCTTCCAGTCTGTTCTTTTGTATCATTCCAAAAAACTGTGCCGTCCGCTTTGTCGTTCGCCAGCCAGCCCACGCCATCTGAAACGCTTACCGTCATATCGCCGTTTGCGGTAACACTTAAATTGCCATCCGCGCCAAACACGCCGCTGGAACGCCCATGCAGCCATTTCATCACGTTTTCGGCTCCGATATATTCATCCACGTTATTCGGAAAATTTTTGATTTCTGCCACTTTATCACCTCAAAACTGTTAAAATCGGGTCGCCAATAACCAGCTTTACGCTTGACCCGTTTGCATCCTGTGAATACTTTGCTGCCGTGATTCTTGCCTTGTACTTTACACCCAGCCGCAAAGAAACGCACCAAACCAAATCGCCAACACTGTATGACGTGCCAAGCTCGTCACCGTCCGCGTCAATCGAAAAGCCGTTGCGGTTCAAATGGCTGCCTAGCTGTAACGCCGCATACTGCTTAACGCGTGTCTGAAACGCAGCGTTTGTCTCGCCATCCTGCTGGCTATCTCCGCTGAAGCTCGCCCACAGTTCGCGCCGTTCAGAATCGCTGGCCGTGCCAGCCCGCACCACAAACTTTGTACCGTCTTTGTACTGCGCTTCACAATAGCACACGTTTTTGTATTCAGAAATATCCTTGTCAACTACCAGCCCGGGCGCCGTTCCGCGTTCCTGCACAAACAGAACGGCGTCTAATCCATCTGTGCGGTCAACACCCTTATACAATTCAAACGTTTCCGTCTTAGCTCTGTAGTCAAAACCCATCCGGTTTCCAAGTCCTGCAGCTGTCAAAATCGGCTGTATGCAGTTTAACAGTTCATCCCCGTACACTTCTGTTGCCGTCACGGTTTCTGTCAAGCCCTTTTTCTTTGCCAGCAGTACAGGCAGCCCGCGCAGGTTGTCAGTAATAACGCTGTATACATCCGTTTCCACGTTGGCAATGCTGGCAGTTGCCGCAATCACACGCCGGTTCAGCTTGTTGTTCAGACTGTAGCCGTTCAACGTGATTTCGCTATTATCACAATCGAACTGTATTTCTTCCACCGTATACGCAAGTCTCCGCTCTACAATGTATAAAACAGCATCCAGCTCCACTATCCCGATGTTGTACTCATCCATCGGCAAAACTACCGTAAATTTCCCAACATCGTTATAGTAGTCGCTAAACTCGCTGCTGATCGCGTGCGTGATTTCGTGTCGGTTACTAAGATCATGGGAGAACAGCTCTAATCTCATATTACCGTTACACCCGCACTTTCTTCCGCAAACGAAACACTCATTTCAACGTTTTCAAGCCCGCTGTCCGCAGTAGGTTTCCACGCATTATCGCCCGTATGAATTCTGTACAGTGTACTTTCAAGCGTAAGTGTCCCCCGACAGTCACCGTCCTTAGAGCTTGTGACCGTTGTCTTTCCGTGAGATGTCTTGATAACGACACGCTCATCTTCCACAAGCGTTTTTTCCAGCCGCAGCACTTCACCTGTTAGCATATTTTCAATGCCTACGTTTGTTGCCGTCTCGCCAATGCAATTGATTTCCAGCATAAACGGCACATCAAACTGCCCAAAATTCTGCAAAACAATGTATTTTAACACAATGACTTTGCCGAAATAATACGTTTTGCTGATATTCCATGGGAATTTAAAACCTTTTTGCACGCCGCGCAGCTGCATTGCCTTTCGTTCACCGCTTTCCCAATACGGGTAGGGGGCAAGCAGGCCAAGCTGAAACGGCGCACCGCGTTTTGATGCGCCAATGGTAGGCGATGCCGTTACAACAACGTCTATGTGCCAATCTCCGGCATATAACACCCCGGTCAGGTCAGGTCGTACAACGGTCACAAGTGCATCTTTAAGCGCTTGTGCGTTATCGCCGATAACTCTGCCATTGATGGTAATAGGCCGCGTCTGAATGGCCTTAGATTGCACTGTAGCGCCTACCTGACCAATGCCCTGCGCCGTGTTGGCAGTGACCGAAATTGTATCAATGCCATCCGGCTTGCTGATAAGATAACCGTGCTCATAGTCAAACACGATAGACTGCCCCAGCGAGTTGACGTACTTGAAAGTCTTGCTAAAAAAACTCATAACGCCCACCTCGCCCGCTGGAAATATGCCGCTGTGCTTGCTGCCAGTTCAACAGGTGTCTGCTTTGCCGCGTAAATATTTTGCGTCAGGGTAAAACCGTTGCTGCTGCCCTTACCGCGTCTGTAACTGTCCGCTTCATCGGCAGTCAGCACCATCTCACCGCGATGCAGGGTGGCAACATAGTTGTTATACGGTACATAATCAAGGCCGCCTGCGTGGCTTCCATCTGTGCCACTACTGTTGACATCCACATTAACAGAGCGGTTTCCGAACAGGCTGTCCCACAAACCATTGAACCAGCTGACAAGGCCGTCCCAAGCTGCCGAAATGCCGTCAATAATGCCATCAATGACCGCGTTGCCCATCTGCATTGCGCCTTCTACAATGTCCGGCAAATGCTCTATAAAGTAGGTCAGCAGGGTTTCCACGATAGATGCAGCGGCAAGCATAATATCCGGCAAGTGTTCCGAAACGCCCTCTACAAACGCAATCAGCATTTGTCCGGCAGTGTCAAGCATCTGCGGCAAGTTCTCATTCAGCTTTGAAACCAGCGTTAAGACGATTTGCAAGGCCGATTGTGCAACGGTCGGTAGCATCTGATAGATGCCGTTTCCAAGCACGGTTATAATCTGAATTGCCGAATCAATAAGCTGCGCCGCGTTTGCGCTGATTTCCGTAACAAGCGTCTGCACGATGTTCACGGCAGACTGCGCCAGCTGCGGCAGGACAGTTTCTATCAAGCCGGGCAACTCTGCCATGATGGGAGGGACAAGGCTCTCTATCAGCTTAGCAGCGCCGTTTAGGGCAACTTCTATGCGAGGGATGATGTTACTTGCCGCTGTAGTTGCGCTATCCACAAAGTTGCTGATAAGCTGCTCAAAATTGGCATTATCGTCCGCAACACCTGTGACAAGGTTTGCCCATGCGGCTTTTGCGGCGCTCAAGCTGCCAGAAATCGTGGTAGACGCTTCTTTTGCCGTTGTGCCTGTGATATCGTACTCCGTCTGAATATCATGGATTGCAAGGATAATGTCCGAAAAGCTGTCAATGCTGTAATCTGTGTATTTACCCTGTGCCGCATTGAGCTTGTCTGCATCATCCAGCAAGCGCTCCATTTCTTCTTTAGTGCCGCCATAGCCCAATTTCAGGTTATCCAATAACTGGAATTGTCCCTTTGCAAAGCCATTGTATGCGTCTTGTACGCTATCGGCGGAGCTGCCGAATTTGTTCCAGTTGTCGGCCATGTCAGATACAGCCATATTAGACAATTCCGCTGCCTGTTCCGTATCTCCGCCCAGACTGGACACAAGCGCAGCTGCATAAGATGTTGCTGTCGTCATGTACTCATTGGCCGTCATGCCAGACGTTTTATAGGCGTCGGCCGCATACTGCTGCACTTTGGCTGCGCTGTCTTTGTACAGCGTTTCCACGCCGCCTACAAGCTGCTCATAGTCCGCATAGCTGTTTATCGCAAGCGTTGTAAGCGCCGATACTGCCGCCGCGCCCGCTGTGGTAGCAGCAACGGATACTTTCGCAACGTTCGTAGCAACGTTAAAGATGCCTTTTCCAACTGTTGAAGCGGCTGAGCCAACCTTTCCGAACAGTCCCGTTAATCCGCTTGCGCTGCTTTTCGCATTTTTCAAGCCTTTCTCGTATTCGCTGGAATCCAGCGAAATTTTTGCAAAAAGGTCAAATACGTCCACTTACTCGCTCCCCTCCTGCCGTTCTTTTGTTTTCAACCCATGCCGCGCCGCAAAGTCTTTGAAATCCGCCTGCACCTGTTCCGGTGTCCGCGTATCCACTTTGGGTGGGTGGATAATGTCAATATATCTCGTTGGCCTGTCCTTTACGCCTGTCACCGCTACCACAAGGCTCCACGCACTGTCAGTTATGTATACCTTGTACAGCTGTTCTTCAAAATCAGCTTTTAAAGCGTAAGGCAGTGCCGACACAAGCGCCTTTGCGCTCAGTTTCGGCATTTTCAGCAGTACAGGGATTACTTGTTCTGCCCGCCACCGAGATACGATTTGAAAAAATCAACAAAGCCCTTATCGTTCAGCAGGTCGGCAGCTTGCTTGCAGGTGATAAGGAAATTCTGTTTGCCGATTTCTTCCACCGTCAGTCCGTTGAACGGTGCAAGGATTGCGTATACATCCTCGCGGTGCTTCTTCAACGCAATGTTCAGCAGCTTAACGATTTTCGCAAGGCCAAAACGCTGCATTGCAATACGAGTCGTTTCGCCCTTCGGCATCGCTTTCTGCATCTCTTTCACAAGCGCTTCATCATCGATCAGGTTTGTGATGGGCTGCGCGATTTGCAAAACGACTTCCAGCGCTTCATCAGTGCTAAGTTCAGAAAAAATTCGCATTAGGCTTCATCCTCTCCGGCCTTGATATACACCTCACACGGCACAGTGTCCTGCGCGGTAATGGAGTAGTGCGCCGTGTATTCAAAGCTCATCCGTCCTTTTTCCTTGTCGCCGGTCTGCAAGCTGAAACCACCGGTAGACAGCGTATTCAGCATGTGAATGGCACAGAAACCGCCATTCGTAGTGCCGTGCTTGTCGGAATAATCGCACAGCAGCCACAAATCGGTAAAGTCGCTGTCTTTCAGGTCGTTGCGCGGCGTGATTTTGGACACCTTGGAAGTGGTCGTAACATCCGCAGCGCCAAGCATGCTCTTGGCATTTTCTGCCGATGCCGAAACATAAGTGCCACTACACTTGACTTCCCAAGATTCAATCTGCTTCAGCTCTTTCATGTTTTTGGGGCAGTTGTCGATGTCCTCGCCGAAGTCGGTAAAGCTCGGCACAGCCGTAAAGATGATGCCGCCTGTCGTAGCGCCAAGCAGCGCACTTTCTTCCGGCGCAGTACCGGCAGTCGGGTCAAATGTAGTTGCAAGATAGCCCGCGTTCAAGACAAGTTCCTTAAACGCAGATTCAGGAATACGAGTAAATTTCATGCTTTCACCTCAATTTAGGCATAAAAATTCGGCGGTCACGTTGATGTACCGCCGTTTTAGGTTTTTGTCTGTGTCATCTGCCAGCGATTGGCAGAACGGAGATCCGCGTTTTAACCAAATCAATCCGCCATCTACCGGCAGCGTCACGCCACCAATGCCCAGCGCGTCCGAAAGCTCAAGCGCCTTTGCATTGGGCACCGCTTCGCTCGTGGTATGGAACCACATGTTGACCGTCAGCGATACCGCCCCGCCGCCCCATGCGTCAAACACAGCATTATATGTCAGGTATGGGAGTACAGCGTCATCCGGCACGGCGTTGCTTGCGTAAGCGGTCATAAACCGTCCGAAAAACTGCTGTAATGCAGCACCCTTTGTCATGTCGGCAATCCCTCCCGCAATCGTTCAGCCGTAAAACTTTTTAGTCCGTTCAGCATCGGGGAAGCACTTGCAGGGGCTTGATTTTCTTCCGGGCGGCTCGTGACCCGGAAATATGCCCCGGTAGTCAAGTCCTTGTATACGCTGCCGTACTCGATGGGAACATCTTTCCGCACAACGCCGGTATATACGCTGGTCACGCCCTCTGCTTCTGCACGGCGGGCCTCCAAACTGCTATCCAGCGAAACGAAATTGTTAAACTCCGCGCCCTCTCTCCACTCGGTAGCATAGCCGCCTTCTCCGTCAGGCTTTGTCAGCTTGTCCATGATGATGCAGCTATGCGAAAAATCATCAAGCAAGCTCATAATGATACCTCACTTCACCGTTTGGCTCTCTATCGGCAATAACGCGGGCATTGTTTGCGTTCACAAACATTTCGACAATTTTTAAGCATCCCTCAGCTGTAGATTTGTCAATGTTCATGCTGAGATTTACAGTAACATCGACGTCGAGTTTATCGGTTCTCATTACAGTTTCCTCCACTTGTTCAGCCGTGATGCAAATACACCTTGCCATCCCGGCAGAGAGCCGCCAGAACCGCCGCTCGCAGTAGATTTAGTGTAACTATACCCCGCAAAGCTTTCGCTTTGAAATGGGCTGTTTGCGGCGTTCTCATACTGCGTTCGCCACGCCTTGATTTCTTCTTCGAGGCGCAGAAATTCGGCAGGCACGGACATAGCCCAGATAGCCCCGTCAAAGGTTTCATCCCTAAGCGCACAGTCGCCGTACTGGTAAACGCCGTCATTCAGAACGCTGCCCACAATGCGGAAATACTGTCCGGCACGCAAAAAAGGGAGCGCAATACTCCCGCCCTTGATGCTGAACTCGCCCAGATGGACGCCATTCTGTGTGACAAACCAGTTCCGGCACTCCCTCATCAATTCTTCAAGCATTGCACTCCCTCCTTATTACTTTTTGAACTTTGCCAGCACAACTTTGGCTTCGTTGGTCAGAGCCGCAACGTAAAACTCGTCAGCGGTAATTTCGGTGGAACGGTTACGCGGCTTGCGCTCGGTCTCCACGTTGATATTGCGCTTGCGGTAAATGGTCAGAGCGGGCACATCGTCCTCGGTCTCGCTGTCCTCGTTCAGCTTGACGATGGGGCAGGCGTAGTAAGCGGTAGCAGCTGCCTTGACCTTATCACCGACAACCAGAGCAGCAGCGCAATGGGGCTGGATGGTCGCCAGATGCTTTTTGGTGGTGGTTTCGGCGGTAGTATCAGCGACAATCTCAATGGTGCCTGTGCTGTTGTCCTTCTCGTACTCGATAGAAGGAACCTTGCGAGATGCCACCACGCGGGTGTTGGCAATCTTGCCGATTTCGCCGGTGACAGCAACGCCAGCCTGATACTTGTCAGCGCTGATAAAATCAGCATCTTTGCGCAGGGTAGCCATCTGCTTGGGGTTGATGAACATCACCTTGTCGCTGTTGATCTCCTCGTTGAACACGTCGATAGCGTCCACAACGCCGCTGTACTTGATAGCGGCAGCAGTGCCGTCATACACCAGCGTAGCGCCCTGCAAGGCTTCCATGCAGTCATTGTCGATTTTGGCAGCGATAGACAGCGCCAGCTGCGCATTGGCTTCGCCAACAGGGTTGCCGTAGCCAGACAGCACAGCTTCATCGGTCAGGCCGACGCCCTTCATGGCCTTCTTGATTTTGTACTTCTTGTCCTTGGTGCTCATTTTGTTGATGTCAACGTCAACGCCCTCTGCAACGTCCTCTGCGTCACCAATGTAACCGTAAGACGGCACAGTAATGGTATCGCCGGGCACGCCAGCAAGGGTGTCATCCACCTTTGCAAAAGGTGCCACGCGGATTTTGTCAGGAATTTTTGCCGAAATCATATCGGCCATAACTTCGGGGTTAATCAGGTCTGCCAGTTTGGTCAGGATAGTATCTGCCATGTGTTAATCTCCTTTGTTGTTTGCAAGCTCGGCATACTGTTCCGGGCTTTCTTTATAGAGTTTCAGTCGTTCGGCATAGCCCATCTTTTTAAAGGCTTCTGCCGTGATGGAACCACTGCCGCCATTGTTGGCAGGCGGATTCGGCGTGTTTGCGCCCTGCGTGCTGGTAGTTACAACAAATTCGCCGTAACCGTCTTTCAAACTGGTTTCAAACTTTGCTGCATCTTTTGCTGCGCCGTTCTCGTCCAACTCCAAAGCGTCCAGCAGTCCATCTGCCCTTGCCATCTTGGCAACAGTGGCAATCCGTTTATCGGCAATACCGATTTTTTTCAGGGCGGTCTCCAACGCCTTTTCTTTGGCAGCGGTAGTCTTTTCAGCGGCCACGCTGGTTTTGTAATCCTCAAAAGCCTTGTGCTCAGATTCATACTTTTCCTTGTAACCGTCATCGCCCTTTCCTTTCAGGTCGTCCAGTTCCTTTTGAACGCCGGGAAGTTTTTCCGCATCGGCTTTATAGCGGTCAACGTCCGCTTTCAAACCGTTTACGGTATCAGTGTGGGCTTCAATAATGGTGTCCTGCTGTTCTTCGGTCAGCCCCATACCTTTCAGCAGCTTGCGAGTAATAGCCAATGTTTTCGCTCCTTTTCTTCGGTGTCAGTTCTTCGACATTCGCGTTTTATTCAAAACGGCAGTGCTTCGCCGTTTTTGCGTATAAAAATAGCAACCGCCGAGAAAGTCTCGGTAGTTGCTAGGTAAACTTGCCTTTTACGGTTTCACTTCAACGCTGGGCAACACATTTGTGTGGAAATACAGCTTGTAATGATACGGGTCTGTGTGTGTTCCTGTAATATCCTCGACAACATACATTGTGTAGTCATTTAGGTAAATGTAATTCTTCCTGTAAGTGTCAGGGCCAATCTTTACGGTGCAGACAAGTTCATTATTGGAATTGTTGGAGATAGACATATACCCCTCGGCTTCCATAATGACCTTGTCTGTTCTGGCGTTGTATACGGTGATTTTTCGTTCGCTCTCAAAGTAATCGGCTTGCTTGGAAATATTGGCATTTGCTTTGTCAGCTTCAGAACAGCCGCACAAAAGCAGCGCTACAGTCATAATCGTGATTGCGATATAAAGAATCTTTTTCATGTGCTTTCCTCCCAATAAAAAGAGCCGAAAGGCTTATTTGCCTTTCAGCTCTTGTTCGATAATTCTTGTGTACTGCGCGGCATGGTCTGCCACTGCAGGCTTGATATACGGTTTAGCGCGTTGCCCGTGGGTCAGATGCCAATTGCCTTTTGCGTCTTGATATACCCACGGCGTTTGTCTGCCGCCCGGATAGTAAATGCCCGTGCCGCACTCCACATACACGCCGTATTCGCTGTTTGTGCCGATATACGCAGCTTTTTCGCCGTCGTTTACCATATGGGTAATGCTGTTGCGCAGGTTGCCAGTGTCCACGGGGCATAGCTTTTTAGCGTACCCTTCAGCCACAAGCCCGCACTTTTCTAGCGCCCGCTGGCAAGCCGCTTCAAGCTCTTTGTAAACTTCAGCGCTGTGGTCTTCAAGTGTGATTTTCATTTTTTTGTGCGTCTATAAATAATTCGTAATCTCCGCCGGAAAAATACGGGCATTTAACTTCACGGTTTTTTATTTTTTGCGGGATAGGCTCATAATATTGGCACTTATCATACTGCTTAAAATTATTACATTCTAAGCAAATCGGAATAAACTCCATTTATTTGCCCTCCGCAATTTTTTGAATGATTTCTGCAATGTTTTGCGGCAATCTTTCATCGCCAAGATGATACGCTGCCCACGCTTCTGCAAATGCTTCATCAGGCGTTTTCAAAATGTCGCATTTGCTTTCTTCTGCCCATGCACTGGATATTGATTCCCAATTATCAGGCAATCCGCGAACATCAACAACACAATGTCCAAATTCATGATACGCGGTAGCTCTGCCGTCAGTGTTAAACGACCAGTCATTTCCCGTTTTTGCACGATACTTTTCGTTGTTTTTCTCTTTTGCTTTTGTTATGTCATCGATGCTTTTGAATTTTTGTGTATTCAAGCCAACAAGAATACCCCCATCGTAATCGGTTTTGTCGTACCCAAGTTGCATTGTACGAATACCAAATTGTCTATAATCGTATGTGACGCCCCACCATTGATCTGCCTTTCTGCCTAACGGTCTTCCGGTCGCAGTAGAAATGTCTTTGCCATTTGCAATCATTGCGGGGCGGCAATCCTGCGGCAAGGTATCAACCGCATTAAGAATGTTATTTACCTGTTCAAGGTTCATTTTGTCAAAACGCGCATACTTAACGCCTTTACTTTCTGCAAGCGCAATTCCATCATCAACGGATGCAGCCTGCGTTCTAAGCGCATTTTGAATTCGCAAGTCTTTACCATTGATAGTAGTTTCTTTTTTCCACCCCGCCCACTCTGCATAGGTCATATCTCCCACAAGCACAGACTCCCCCGTTTTTGGGGCTCTGGCGCGTCTGCCGCCGCTGCTTGTATCCTCGCCGTCAACCTCCGAAATCTGGGTGCATCGGCAATTGTACACGAGATAACCCGGTGCGGAACTGTCTCCCGGATACATAAGCTCGTAACCGTCCACCTTAAACGGCTTGTCAACGTCTACTGTCTGGCCGTCAAGCATTGCGTGTGCGTGGCGTGTTCTGCTGTCCAGCGTTGCCAGCCAGCGCTTTTTCAGCTTGATTCCCATGTCCTGCGCAGCACGGTAAGTATCTAACCGCCCCGCATTCTGCGCCCCTGTAACCGCCGTTCTCGCCGTTCTTATGGCGCTTGTTCGGTTCATATCCTGCATACGGCTTTGCAGGTCATCTGAAATCTTGCCAATTCCCTTGCCTTGCAGAATGGAGCTTGTGATGCTGGCTGTAATCTGTTGTTTTCCGTACTTCAAATCAATGCCGCGCTGCAATGCACGCTTTGGCGGGTAGTACGGCATAAGGTCAGGCTGTTCAACAATCAGACGTTTAACGGTCTGCTCATCCCACAGCGTAAAATCTGCTTTGTCGGAAACCTGCTCGATTTTGTAAGCGGCATAATTGCGATTCAAGCTGTAAATGCCCGGCGTGGCGTCGTTTACGTATGCCACAGTCGTTGCATTGGCATCGGTGTATCTTTCTGCCACTTTATCGCGCAGGGCTTCAAAACGCTTGCCACGCCCTATCTGCGCAAGCCGCCATTGCTTGTATTGCTGCTCTGAAACCGTTCCGTTTTTGACCTTTTCCAGCATATCAGCATCTCGCTTTTCGAATTGCTTGAAATACGCCGTAACGGTATCGCTTAATTCATCGGCGACCTGCTTGTACAACTTGGAAATCCTTGATTCCAGCTCTGCAAGCTGCTTGTCGGTCAGCTTATGACCTTCGTCTGCTTTTGGCATATCTCGATACCCTATGCTCAATTGATAAATCCGCAATGCAAGCCATCGTACAGGTGCTTATATAGCACCCTTTCAATTTCGTCCTTGTAGACATTCACGACCTGTCCATTGACTATCGTCTTGACTGTTTCCATGAGAACGGGGGCTGCCATATCTGATTTTGATGGCATCGCTGCTGATTCGGCCATATTTCTATGCTCGTAATAGGCGCATGCCTCCATCCACTTATGAGAGCACTTATCAACATTGGAGCACGTCATGCACTTTTCTGGGGTCTTAGATATTGCCCTCATCATTCTACCTCCATTTGGATTCGGTCGATTTCTTCCGCTGCCTTTCGCCGCATCAGGTCCTCGTACTGGTCTGCATCGCCGTTAATGGTCAGCAGCTTGCGTGTGGTGTATTCATCATCGTAATACTCCGCACCCAGCAGCACGGTCTGCGCTTCTTCCTGCTTATTGATAATCTGGTTTCGCGTGTAAGTTGGTTCATCATCAAGCCCAGCAATTGCCAGAATGCCCTTGATGCAGCGCGAGACCCAGCTCTCAAATTTGTCTGTTTTCAAATCCAGCGGAACATAGCTCGCCTTAATAGCCGTTGCTGTCTGGTTTCCGGCGCTCACGGCAGATGCGTCAAACGCCTGGAAATCCGTGTACAGCTTTTTGGTCAGCATGTCAATGGTGGCTTGCGTCCCTTGAAACGGCGCTTCAATACTTTGCGGTGTGGCTTTTGCGCCCTCGTCGCCATCTGCATGGGCAACGTGGGTGGTTTTAAGTCGCTCCACAAACTTTGCATCGTCAATTTCATCCATGCCGCCGCAGTTTGTAAGCACCCAATAGATCAGGTTGCCCTCATCCACATTGTTTACCATGTTGCTGCTGGCAAGATCGAGCGCGTCAACGGTGTTTTTCCTGCCGCAAAGTTCGCTTCTTGCTTGTTCACCGTTTTTCAGCGGGATAATGGGAAATCCGGGATAATTCTCGCCGTCATAAATTTCTGTGCCGTCAATCTCCGAGTAACGCACTTTCAACTTGTACGGAAGTTTCCCGTTTAAACTGCGCACTTCACCGTTGCGCGGCTTGATGTAGTTAGTGTAACCGTCCATCTCGTACAGAGTTGCCCGCAGCGGTTTGTCCGGGTCAATCTGCCAGAACCTGATTCCAGCTTTTAGCGCGCCGTCTTCTTCATCGTATAGCGGCACAAACTGCTCCGGCGCAAATACCTGAATATGGTCAAGATTCCAGAATACGAAAGACTGCCCACCAATCAACGCATGGCGGGCAGCATCCATAATATCTTCATCAAACGTGGCGCCAAGCGCCTTTTTTGTGGCATCCTTGTTAAACGAAACGCCGTTGCCCAGCAGGTAAGAAACTTCCTGGTCTACAACAAAACCAAAAAACTTGCTGGCAATCTTGTGGTTTGCTGTGTACATATCGGGATGCGCTTTTCCCTCTAGGTCGTACACCATTTTTTCATAGCGGTTGATTGTTGGATTTTCGCCCCAATAGTACAGCTTTGCGTCCAGCATGTCCCGTGTCTTTTTCTGGCCTTTAAAATCGTTTATGGTGTCAAACACAAACCACATGCGGGAACGTTCATCTTCACCGACCGCCACAAAGTCTTGATATGTTCTGATTTTCCCTCACCGCCTATCTGTAAATGCTTTGATACTTCATTGCCGTATTGTCTCCGGCTTTGTTCGCTGTGCTTTCCATCGCATACCGCACCGCGTCGATATGGTGGTTGTTGATGTCTGGATAGCCCTCTAAGACTTCGCCTGTCTTAGCGTCGCGCTCGTACTCGTACTCACTGAATTCCTTTGCTGTGTCCGGGCAACGTTCCGGGTCTATCACGATTGCTTCCAGCATTTGCAGCCACTTTGTGCCATAGCGAACCGATTTCGGTCCTTTTCGGGCAGGGAATGTTTTCACGCCGTACTTGTTGTAGTCCGCAATGGATTTCGGTTCGGCGCTATCTGCGCAAACTTTGTCCTCGCGCGTCAGCCCTCTATCCAAAAGCAACTGCGCCGTGTCTCTGTTGCTGGTTCTGCGCCGTGTCAGCTCATCAAAGATGTACAGCGTTCGCCGAGCCGCGTCATAGTGCATAGCATTGTATGCCCACGGGTCAGGGTACCAGCCCCAGTCCACACCGCGCTTGATGCGGTCAAAGCTGGCAATCTGTTCATCGGTGATTTTCTCAATGCGCAGATTCTCAAATACTGCCGTACCGCTGCCGACAACCTCGCCAAGATACTCGTGTCGGTATGCTGTTTCGTTCGTGCGCTCCAAGTATTCAGCATCGGCCAGAAAGCGCTCTCCGAGCCATTCTGCGGGCGTTGTTTTATATGTGGAATGATGTATCAGCTTTCCATCGCGGGCTTTCAGGGCGTACCCGTTCGCCCAGTTTCGCGCCATTGCTGGCGGGTTGAAACTCTTAAACGTAATGAACCAATCGCCGCCGCGCAGGCAGGATTGCTCCACATTTCGGATTTGCTCTTCACCGTCAAACTGGTCAAGCTCTTCAAACCAGCAGATGCCAATATAACCAAACGGCACTTTGATTGACTTTACCTTGCCGGGGTCATCAACGCCGAAAAAAAGCACCTTTTGCCCAGTAGGCAAATAGGTGCATTCCATAGGAGAGACAGTGCAGCGGAAATGGTCGTGCAATCCAAGCTCATTGATAGCCCAGACGATTTGTGCATAAACACTTGTGCGCAGTGTGTTGCCAACCTTGCGGAACACTGCTGCGTGGCATTGCGGGTGCTGTATCAGCTGCAAAATAAGCTCGATGCTTATGTAACTCGACTTTGTAGAGCCGCGCCCGCCCTTTGCGACAAGCTCTTTTACATTGCCTGCCTTGATTTCACGGTGGACTTCGGCGAAGCAAGGGGAAACTATATTTGACAATTTACAAGTCATCTATGATTTGCACCCCACTGTTTTGTCCGTCTTTTCCTGTCCACTCTTCCCACTTTTCCACCGCCTTAATATCGCCAGACGCTGCGGCAAAATAAACCGCTGCTACTATCATGGCATCGTTGATTTTATCATCGCCATTGATGCCGATTTCTTCCAGCTTTTTTTTGGCTTTTGTGCTTTTTATCGGCGCTTCTGCAATCAGTCTGGCAAGCTCTTCCCGGTTCTTTTTTGCCCGTCGTGCCTCGCCGCTGGCAATACCGCCTTTTCTTCCGTTTTCTACGGCTTCGTTACCGCTTCCAAACAGCGTGGCGCACCGGTCTTTGTCTTCTATTATGTGCCGCGCCATCCGTTACCTCCCATCAAAACGGCAGGTCGGGCAACTCTCTGTACCGCTTTATTTTTTTACGACTCGCATCGTATACCGCCGGGTTAAAGAAATCGGCGCTGCGCAGATAAATTTTCCTGCGTGCTTTTGCGCTAGATGCACCGCCGGATTTTCTTTTTCCGCCTACTCTCCATGTGCTGCCACTACTCGCCATCTTCCCATACCTCCTTTACGGCGGAAAATGCTTTTCTTCCCGTGTTATTGTTGTTGCTTTCAAAAATCGTTTTGCCGCTTTTCCCTTGTAAAATGCAAAATTTTGAAATAACGTCATCAAGTGTACGTTTTATATTTTTAAATAGTTTGTCATCGTGCCACATCATAATTTGCTCAACGTTATTACTGCTGGATAAATTTGCGCTGCCCGCAATAATAAGGCTGCCTTTTGCGCTGTCAATCAGGCAAATTTTGCAATGGCTTGCCAAGACAGCGACATTTATATTAAGCCCGGTAAACTCACGAATCATATACGGCACAATTTTATTACGCTCCATCGCAACAAAGTAGTTGCTTACAATCAGATTCAGTTCTTTGCAGCCTAGATATCCAGAGATGTTTACCAAGCTATCAATGTTTTCTTTACCCATCCCCAACGTTGTCACATACAATGCTTTTGGTAAAAGCTGTTGTGTATAACACAATGATTCGATAAAGTCTCCAAACACAAACCTTCCGCTTGCTAGTGCGAAATAATTCTCGCTGTAGTCAATTGCTTTTGCTGCTGCTTCTGCGTTTTCCCAAGTTGCTGGCTGCAAATTTAGCCGGGCAGCCTTTATGAATTCTTTTTCCGCTGCTGTGTTGTCTTCATCATCCCCCCATGCAAGGGCATCAAAATTAAAGTCCAAAGAGGAAAAATCCAATTTTTTCTTTTTCATCGAATCATCCTCCTTTATGCAACACAAAAAGCCCACACAATTTGTGTAGGCTTATATCCTCCAAAACCCCTTCGCGCCGGAGGAAAAGCGCGTTCCCGCCCTACCGGTTTATGCTATGCCGGTCTCACCCGTTGCAGATAGCAAGTCTGCAACGTAATCCAGCGTTATTTATATCCCGTCCGCTGGTCGCGGTTTCTGCTTTGATTAAAAGGAGGGCCACAACGCGCAACGGTGTCAGTAACAGCGTCCGCGCAAGCAGATGTGGGGCAGATTTTTTCAGGCTCTCGAAGTCCCGTTGCGACCTGCCATCGCGCCGCGCTCCTGATCGGCTTGCCGCTTTGCTTACAGCGTTCAGGTTATCTATCGCGTTTTGCCTGCGCCGGGCTTTCACCGGTGGGAGCGACCCAGCATGTGCCCTCAGCCGGACTTGAACCGGCACACCAAGGCTCTTGCCATTGAGCTACAAGGGCATGTGCGGCTTGCCGTTTGCACGACCATTGTCATCATTTGTGAGGTATACCGCGCACTCTCACACAGACAGGTTGCGACCCTGCCGTCTGGTACTGCACATAGGTCTTGCACCTTTGCCACGCCGTAGCTTGCGGAACGCAGCGCCCTTGCCGTATTGACTTGTCAGGCCAAGTTTGCGGCTGGCTATGCAGCATATAAAATGCCGGTCTTTCCCGGCTGCCAGCTATGAAAACAGGAGAAATGAAAATGGTAAAGAAAAGAGGTTTTAGCTATGCCGTAGGCTGTCCCGTTCCTACATCATCCAGCATATCTATAATAACAGATTAAAAGTGAACTGGAGTGCACAGATTTTCAATTGCAGCGCGGTGTAATTTTTTTGCCCATCGCTCGGAAATATTTAGATTTATAGCAATTTTCCACCAATACGGTGTGCCGACAATATACCGCTCCCGCAAAATGTCCCGCTGCATTTGGTCTTGCACAGAGTTTATTGCGGTTTCAATTTCTTCCCTTTGCATCTCGGTGTCAATAATCTGCTTGTATAGAGCTTCCTGACGCTCCATGATTCTGCACACGGCATCCTCGATTTTGTTTTTCCCTCCAGCAGATACCACAACCGGGGATAGAGCTTTCGTGGTCGCTGTTGCCCGTTCACGTTCGCTCTGTATCTGCTGGCGCAGCTGCCGTTCATGATTCCTGCTGCGTTGGTATCTCCATAGCCACATTTTCTTTTGGTTGAATTCTTCGCTGGTCATTGTTTCTCCTCTCTTCCATTTTCATGCAGCGCGGCAGCGTACAAATATCGCCATTCTTCCACTCGCATGTAGCGCAAAGATGTTTGCGGACGTATTCATCAACTAGTTGCTGTTTTGTCATGGGGTCACCTCTGGTGGTAGAAGTCATTTTAGAAGCCTCTTTATGATTCTATAACATGCAATGCCGATACGGGTTGCGACCAGCAGCGGCCAGAACACAAGGGCAATAACGTTGTCTGCGCCGTCTACGGTGTCCATTCGGTCTGTGTGGTTGATGTACAGGACGGCGAGCAGGCCGCACAGGTCGTAAACACAGACGGCGGCGATAACAAGGATAATGGTCATGGGGTCACCTCCGGGGGTTTGTAGAGCGGCAGTTCTGTCCATGCGAGGACTTTTGCGTTAGTTCCGTGCGTAGGCTCACCGCCCCAGTGACCATTAAAAAATAGTCCACGATCCATTGTGCGGTACCTGCGGTTGTATTTACCATAACGGAAGTATTCGTAGTAGCACAGGTATTCGCCGTTTTCTTTAGGCGGGTCATTTTGTGCATCGTGCCAAACGGTTGCTTTAGAATCCTCTTTATATGGTTTAACCTGATATACAGCAATAAGAGCATCAAGAACCCGCGCGCCAACTGGCGTATTTGATTCAAAAGGCAAATGCTCGCCAATGCATCTCTGTCTGATTGCTTTTAACGCATCGCCGCGCAAAATCAAATCATTGTTGTCATATTCTCCATTTATCATTTTATCTTTTGCCTTTTGGATAGCTTCAGCAATCTTATCTCCATCAAGTACAATGCTTTTCATCTGTGTTCACCATCCTTTTGCCGCATTCCGGGCAAAAATTATAAGCAGCGAAAGAAATTGCATTACAGTTTGAACATATAACATTTGTGCTCTTGCCGCTATCTTTTATCCAATGTGCCGTAGGCCGCATGGATTCCGGGTCGATGTTAGGGGCTTTCTTGGCTTCGTCTACGATAAACTTCATCCCAGCGTTGTAACCACGCGCATAGGCCGCTTTCTGTTCAGAAAGGCAATTCCTGCCGCCAGACCATGTGAAATGTGCACCGTCATATTGTAAGATTTCTTTAATGTCGATCAGCCGCACCGGTTCTTTCGGCTGGCTTGCTCCCGGAATCGGGCAGCCTATTGTTGTACTCATTCTGATACCTCCTCTACATAGGCCATGCTCTGGCGCAGATTGAGCGATTTCGGATTGAGAATACAAGCCGGGGCGACAGCACCGCTGAGGCACGCACCGACGCAGCCAAACCGAGCACCAATATCCACAGCGCGAACCATAGCCGCGCCGCATCCCGTGTCGGAATCCTTGTAACCGCAAAACCATGGTGTTGCAGTCCAAATCCAGCTGTCGTAGTGCGGGATGTAGTCACGGTATTTGCGGTACTCGTCACAGGTGAGGAGGAAGATAGGGTCTTCCACTTTGCCATAAGCAAAATCCCCGTTGTCCGCTACGAGTTCAACTTCGTGCAGAAGCAGATTATTGCCGAGTGTATCAGCGAGAACATCAATCAAATCCGTGCGGATAGAGCTGGAAAAGTAATTGTTCCAATTACCTTTCCCATCTGTATACCGCATGTCAGGACAGAACCGCATGTCCTCTTTCCACGGCTTTGCCATAATGGCCAGCACGCCACCGTCAGGGTGGTTCGGGTCAAGGCAGACCCACTCAAAATTCTTGAACATAAAGTGTTCGCCGGGGCGTAAGGTTGTAATATCAGTCATTGTCGGTTACCTCCGCGAGCCAGTATTTGCGGTAGCAGTCGTCGCAGTCTTTTCCATTTGTGCATCCAATGCTTTCATCAATGTCGCAAGGGCGAATACCCAAAATTCCATCATCTTCATCTATTACTGCATTCGGGAACATCTTCAAAAACTCACTCTGGCGGGTCTTGACGGGATGGGTGTCGCTCCACTTTTCAACGATGTTGTACGTTTTTTCAAATCTTTCTGGGTGGTTTATGTTTACATTTTCGGGAAAGGCGCATCCCATGTCAATAAACGGGCAATCTGTTCTACACGCGGATTTCTGCGGTAGTCTGTATGCGTCACACAGTCTGCTATACTCTTTCACAAAATCTTGCGGTTTCATCTGGCATCCTCCTTATCTAAGCCGCGCTGGACGTACTCGCCGTAGCTGATGTCCAGCGCGGCGGCTTCTCTTACGCATTGTTCAATGGATTTGATGCGGGGTTTCAGTGCTGCCTTTTTATCCAGCTTATTTGCCTGCATGGTGGAAATAACGCCTTGCTGCTGCGCTTTCTTTTTCTCGTAGTTCAGCTTTGCCTTTTGCCTCGCTTTTTCTTTTATGCAAGTATCGCAGAACCGCTTGCAGGGCTGCACGTCCCACATCATCTTGCCGCATTTCTTGCAGAATTTAGAGACTGTCATAGCGGCTCCTCCGTCTTTTTGGCATCAATGCCGATGCCCTGTAGTGTTACCTGTGCCCAAAGGTCTGCAAGCTGGTCGTTGCGGTACTCATTGTATTTGTCGGCCACCGGACCGGTCATGTAATTCTGGATTTTAACCAACGTCCGGCGGGATAAACCTGCCTGATAACAGGCCAGCAAGCAAAGATATGTTGCCCTCGTGGCAATGTCGTTGCGCTCTTTCATTACTGCTTCATGGGCGCGGGATTGAATGTCCTTGATTTTCTCTTCGGCATATTCGTCAACGGCTTTCTGCAATGCCGGGGTAGGGTGTAGTCTTGCTTTCACGTCTTTCAACTCTTTCCTGTTTTGTATAATCCGTATTTTCTGACATCGCGGCGGATTTTAATTCCGCGCTCTGCATCTGCCGCGTCCGCTGCGGCATCTGCAAGCCGCTGTGCGCGGATTTTCTCAAACATGGCCGCATACTCGCCGTAGCGATTGCAAGCGCTGTGGCAGTGCGCATGGCGGTCTGGGCAGTCTTTACACGGGCTGGTCATCGTCCGGCATCTCCTCAATAAAAATTTCTGTGCGTGGATTGGCTTTGTCGTACAGCACGCGGGAGCCGTCTGTTGCTGCTACGATGTTGCTGTTGTCATCTTTCAAAATCCTGGCATCAACCAGAATGTCCATGATGGCGCTTTCAAGGTTTGTTTTATCTACCCTGTGCCGTGTAGGCATGTAATACAAGCACTTGACATTGTAGCGGCCTTCCAGCGGATTTTTTGGCGCTGGTTTTAAATACATCTTGGCAGTTCTTGCGTACTTTAAGTAGGCTGCGCTTGGCAGAACTTTTGCGTACTTGCCCTTATGGCATACCGGGCAGTGTGCGCCAACGTATCCGATGCGGGGGCTGTTCTTTTTGGTGATGGGCTTGCCGTAGATTATGTATTTTTGTATCATACAAAGTCCTCCACGCTCATCTGCCCTGGCAGTACATCTTCTTCCATCCACCAGCGGAACACATCTTGCCCTGTACCGCCCTTCATCCAGTTTCCGTCCAGCTTTCCGCGCGCTCTGCGCTCATCAAGCATCCTGTCAAAGGCTTGTATGTAGAGCTTCTCGTAAGCAGGCCAGCGTCGGAACTCCGCATATCGTTTACTTTTCTTTGCGAGTGGGCATCCGATACACCCCACACGATCCAACCCACATTCATACAACGGGTTGACAGGCGCCTTTGTATCCTGTAAAAAGCTCCACACCTGATTGTCTGTCCAGTCCACAATGGGGTTTACTACGCGCTTTGCGGCCACCTTGCACCCTTCAAAGATTTCGCTCGGCTCCTGTTCTTCGCCTTTCAAAACGATTTTGTTTTTTTTGTTTCGGGTGAACGCTTCAAAAACGCCGCTGTCACGCTTTCTTCGGCTGCTTTCCGCCCACCGAACGCCAGTCGTGATAAATCGCCCGTTTCCGCCGTGTTCTTTCAGCACCTCGCAGCAGTACCGCTTGATTCGTATCGGCGGCATCAGCTTTTGCGGGATTAAATCCCACATGCTTGTGCGCTTGCCCTTATAAACGGGGTAGTTGATTGTGCATTTCACGCCCAGATTTTCAAGTCTGGCAAACTCCTGCCGTACAAACCGCACTGTCTCCGGCGCATCCGCAGTTGTGTGGTTGTGCTGTACTTCAAACGGGATGCCACTCCTCAGTGCAAGCTCTACGCATACGCTGCTGTCCTTGCCGCCGCTGGTCGTTACAACAAGAGGCGTGCCGTAATACTTCAGCGCCATGTCGCTTGCCGCTTTCAACCGCCCGATGGCTATCTTCTCCGGGTCGCCGCTTGTCGGCAGGGTCACAAGGCCCCAATCTTCTTTGCTCACGGTACAATCTCCTTTACTTTCGCGTAATACTTCTCGCTGTACCAGATGTCCGGCAGGCGGGGATTTTGGGTGTAACCTGCGGTGCGCATGGCGGCTTCGGCGTTCCAACGTATGGTATACAGGCGCTTGGAGTGGGCGATGTCGCCGGTAGAGCGGGAATAGGTGATGATTTCATACTTTGACATTCAGCGTCAGCGCCTCTTTCTGGTTGATTTCTCCTCGCTGCATTTTCTGAAAAAACGGAGTGTCAAAGTGCAAGCATTCGTGGCAGGTGCGGGCGAACAGGACGTCAAAGGATTCGATTTTGTGCGGGAGAAATTCCTCTGCCGCCGTGCGCAGTTCGGCAACGGTAGGCGGGAATTTCAGCGTGGCGGCAAGGCTGGCCGCACCGCTTCTGGCTGCCTGCAAGGGTATGTCTTTCAGTGCAACGGCCCATGCTTTTGTCATTTCGTCAGGGTCTTTGCCGCGCATGAGATTTGCCCAGTAGTTGGTACAGGACAGAAGAAAAACAGCGGTTTCCGGTTCAGTCATCGGCGGTCACTCCTTTTGCAAGCTGCTTTAATCGCTCCATCGCGGCTGCGGTGTCGGTCTGACGGGCGGCGGTGCGCGAGGATTTCGCGCGTTCCTTCCCGGCAAGGTAGGCTTCAACGGTGCAGATTCCCTGCTGCTCACAGCGGTCAAGTATCTTGGAGATATAGCTCCACCGGCGTGCATTGTTGGCGGCGGCTTCGTCGATGGCCTGACAGATAAGTGATGCCGGAAATTTCAGCAGGGCGGTACTTATCGCGTCAGCAACCGCGCGTGGAACAGAGCCGCAGTTCTGCTCATAGCGCTGGATGCAGCCTGCAAAATCTGCGTTATATTGCTCGCCTTGCGCGCACGTAGCAGCAGTAGTAGCTATAGTTCCTTGTTCCTGTATTCCTGTATTCCTATATTCCTGCTTGGCTTTGCTTGACTTTGCTTGGCTTTGCTTCAAAGTGCTTGCGTTTGCTTGCGTTTGCTTGCCACCGCTTTTGCCACTGGATTGCTTTTTCTCGGTAAATTCACGGTCAAGGTCAATATCTCTTCGGATAGCGGGCCAGATGAACTTTTCACTCCCGCTGAACTCGGGCTCTACTCCTTGCGACTTATATTTCATCATCGCAAGCACCAGACGCCCCACCTCAGCGGCACTGTAAGATTCAAAATAGCTCTCGTAGCTATCCCAGAGTTTTATGTATTCCTTTGCCATGCCGTCATACCTCCATGTAGTACTCTGCGACACGGCAAAGCCGACCATAGCGGTTGCGGCGGGTGACCATGCGGGAGGCTACCGGGTAGCCTTTCCGTTTGAGGTCTGTGATGCGGGAGGCAAGGCGGGAACAGCCGTAGTCCTCGAGTGCGTCCAGCGCGGTAAGGGAATCGCCGTTTTCGAGCGCGGCGAGAATCTGGTCAAGCTGGCTCGGCTGCTTTCTTTCGTTCTTTCTTTCATTCATGGCGCGCACCTCAGAACGGCAGATCGCCGTCATCTTCAATGAGGGCATAGTCTGCATCGGGTTCGCCCTGCGTACGTTGTGAGGGGGCTGCGGGGCGCTGTACGGCGCTCTGCGGGGCTGGGCTGGTACTTTCCTTACTGCCGCAGAAATTCGCTTTCTGGGTCACGATTTCAACGGCTGTGCGGTTCTGGCCGTTTTTGTCCTGATACTGGCGCGTCTGCAAGCGGCCATCAATGGCAATGAGGGCACCTTTGGGGAAGTATTTGCAGACAAACTCGGCTGTTTTGCCCCATGCGGTGACATCGAGCCAGTTTGTCTGGTTCTGACCGCTGGCATCCTTATAGCCGGAATCGTTTGCTATGCGGAAAGAACAGACGGACTTGCCGCTGTTCGTGGTTTTGAGTTCCGGGTCTTTGACCATGCGGCCGATGATAGCAACAACATTCAACATAGGTTAGTCCTCCGTAATATCGAGATAGTTTTTGTAAAAGCGTTTTCTGAAATCCTGCACTGTCCAGCCGTAGCGCTGCATAGCAATGCGCTGGGCCTGTGCGTGATACTCGGATTGCAGCTGCCCGCTGCCGTGAATTTCTGCATGACAGGCGGGGCAGACATTGACCCACAGGCCGTATTGCTTTGATTTGCTGCGCAGTGCGCCGCCAAAGATTTCGTGGCGGGCGGTATCGCGGTATTGCTCGCACTTGAAGCATTGCAGCGGCTTGTGTGCCATGATGGTGGGGGCATAGCCGTTAGAATCCAGCTTGACGCCGTATTCATTGCGTGTCTGTCGGCGCATCGTCTGTCAGTCCTTTCAACTTGGAGATTTCCTCAGGGGTCATGGTGGGGATGCCCTGCTGCCGGCATTCCTGCACGATCAGTTCAATGAGGCGGTGCATCTGGGTGCTATCGAACACGGACGAGCCGTACCAGCATTGCAGGTTGCAGAAGGTTCCCTGCGGGGTGGGCATGTCATCGATCTTGCGAACCTGCCAGCCATCGCCCTTGCTCTCCCAGCCGTTTTTGAACGCTTTTGCAGCATCGGCGCGGAGGGTGACAAGGGCGGAGCTGCCGCCGATGTCGCGTATCAAATCACGGTAGATGTCCAGTACAGGGCGGTTGATTTTGGCGGCAAGCTGGTTCATGAGCGCCCAGGCATAGGCGTTGGCGGACAGGCTGCGCTTTTGTGAGGCCGTGCCGATGACGACGGCAAGGGGCTTGCCCTCGTCAATGACGGCGCGGGCTTTATCGCAGTCAGATTGGGAACATTCCAGCGTAATTGTGTTGCCGATTACAACGGCTGCCTTTATGGCAATTTGCTGCTTCATTTCCTGTGTTCAAACTCCTTTGCAACGCTGCGCCAATCATCATCGGTGAAGTCCTTAAACAACTTGCCAATAAAGGTCTTTGCTTCTGTTTGGACTGTCTTTTTGTCCTTACCGGTTCGCTGTGCATATCCTGCCAGCGCAGTTGTTGCCATGTCCTTTACGACCTGTGCGGTAACTTCTGGCGATGCTGTGACCGGCTGCGGCTCTTCTTCATAACGTTCCTTAAATTCGTCGGCTTCGCTGTCTGAGTAGATGCCGTCAAATGCAAGTTTGCAGATTTTTAAAACAACACGGTCAAACAAGCGTTTGTATGCCATCGCATAAGGGTAAGCATTCTTACAGTTCTGCGCGGATGCTTCGCCAACTTCGTAAAGCCCCTGCTGCTTGTTGGTGTAAGTGAACACAAGAGAGTTCCCATATCCAGCTTTATCAACGGATACGCAATCCGGGTTGAACTTGTCTTTTTCAGGCATGTTATCGTTAATCTTTAAGCAGGCGTTGTGGCTGATAATCAAGCCGGTGTACATCATTTTCCCGGTTTTGGTCTCGTTCATTAAAATCCAGAAATCAGACTCTTTTAGGTACGGTCTATCGTTGATGGCCTTTAATGCTTTGTCGCGGCTTGCAATGTATTTTGCGCTTTGGATAACGGGGACCTCTTGACGGGATTTAAGCGAATACTCCGATTTTTTTTCGTTAAACATCAGATTGCTTCTCCTTTCTTGTCCTCTGTCGTTAGGTGGATGCGGTAGCATCTGGCGGGCGGCAGGGCCGTGTCCGGCTTGCGGGTTTTGAGGTCGTAGTAGTAGACCGGAATGCCGTCTGCCAAAAAATAAGTGCTGTTCAGGCCGTATTCATGTTTTGCGAAAAGCGGTATGAATGTGCCGATGCTCTCGGAATAGATGCGGCGTGCAGCTTGCACCGCGTTGAAATAGCAAGCGCTGATGCCCTTTCCAGTGGGGATGAACTCGGCAAGATGCCGGCCCTTCAAAAGTGCGTGCGCCTGTTTCAGGGCGCCGATGTCGTCAATGGTCATTTTAGTAGTCCTCCATACAGCGGGAGTCTTCCCAAGGGTCGTCCTCTTGGACATCCTCACCGGGAAGGTTGCCGGGGTTATAACACATATCACAGCCGATGATTACTGTTCCGATTAAGTAGATGGCTTCACACTCCTCACCGCATACAGGGCAGCGGGGGCGGCGGGGCTCGTCAGGCGGGAAGGGGTTGTCTTGATGGCCCCAAAAGCTAGTCATTCGGGCACCTCCACAAGCTCGCCGTTTTTCAGCTTGTACCAAATATCAGGCTTGACGCTTTTACCGTCAACTTTAAAGCACTGCACATCTTTACGATTCCAGCTAAATTCCTCGTCTCTTTCCCATTCTGCAATCACAATCCAGCATCCTAAAGCGCCTTTAGCTTTACTATCAATGCCGAGCGCAGCAGCAACGCTTTCCGTGCCTGTAGCAGATGCCGCGCCCTGCCAGCCTGTAGCAGATGCCGCGCCCTGCCAGCCTGTAGCAGATG